ATCAGGGAGTTTGGCGAGTGAGGACGTACACCGGCCTGGACTACGAGACCTTCAGCAAGGTCAACCTGCCCGAGCGGGGCCTGGACAACTACTACAAGGACGAGTCGTTCAGGGCCCTGATCGCCTCGCTCACGTACGGTCAGTACGGAGCGGTGACGTACGACTTCGTGTTCGGGGTCATTCGACCCTCGAACGCGACGCCGTACTACACGGAGAACTCGGTTGAGGAAGAGTTCGTGAGCGTGTTGCACACGATCATCACGCAGGACGGTCCGATCATCGCGCACAACGCGAGCTTCGAGCGTGCGGTTACCAGCGTACTGGACCCCACGTTCCCGTGGCAGATGATCGAGGACAGCGCGGTGGACGCACGCCTCGTGGGTGTGGGTGAGAAGCTGGAAGTGGCATCACGACAGCTGACACCCACGCACAAGCTCGAGGTCGGCAGCGACCTCGTGCGGCTGTTCTGTATCCCGAACGACTACTACCCAGAAGGACCGACGCCCGAGCTTATCGAGCAGCACGGTCACATGGACAAGTGGTTGCTGTTCATCGAGTACTGTGAGATGGATGCTCTTGCCTGCAAGAACATCCGGCTCAAGGCTCACGAGATGACGGACAAGCTGCACCCCGGTCTGATCGAGCGTGAGGCACGCTTCGAGCAGGAGACGTACCTGATGAATCAGGCAGGCTGGGGTGTCGACCGTCCACTCGTCGAGAAGATGCGACAGCGTGCGTGGGCCAACAGGATCATCGCACAGCGAGCGTTCACCACGGAGAACGACGAGCTCGTGAACTTCAACTCGCCCAAGCAGCTCAAGGAGTTCTGCGAGGTCCGGGGCGTGAAGGTCAACAGCCTGGATAAGTACCACCTGCCGGTGGTGCTGGCCAAGGTTAAGGAGCGACTGTCCAAGTACAGCGAGAAGGACGACGGCCCCGAGCTCCGCAAGGCGTACAACGCTCTGAAGGAGGTCGAGGCTCTGCTGGAAACGAAGATGGAGATCGGAGGCAGCGCACTCAGCAAGCTGCCGAAGATCCTCGATCTAATGGGACCGGACGGAATTCTCCGTGATCAGTACATCCACGTGGGCGCGGGCCAGACGGCACGCACCGCTGCGCGTGGTGTGCAGATGCAGAACATCCCGAAGCTCAACGGCAACATCAAGGATGTCGCGACGCTGTACGACCTGCAGGAGCACTGGAGCAACGGCGACATGGCCGGTCAGTTCCGTCAGGTGTTCCGGAGCAGGAAGGACGACGGCGAGCTCATCGTCGGCGACTTCGCCGGTGTCGAGTCTCGTGGCCTGGCGTACGAGGCGGGCGAAGAGTGGAAGCTCGACGTCTTCCGCAAGGGCCGTGACGTGTACAAGGAGCTGGTCGTTCGGTTCATCCCGGGCCTCAGCTACGACGACGTCACGCCGGAGCTCAGGCCGCGAGGCAAGTACAGCGAGCTGAGCTGCGGCTACCAGGCCAGTGGCAAGGCTGTTCAGGAGTTCATGTTCCGCCTCGGCTTCGAGATTAGTCTCGAAGACGCGACTCAGAACGTGGAGGACTGGCGTCGTGCCTGCCCCGCGATCGTGAGCCTGTGGTATCAGCTGGACGAGGTCCTCAAGGACAGTGTCAAGGCTAACATGCAGCTGGAGACCACGATCGGTAACGGGTTGCGGGTACGCATGACTCCGCTCACACTGGAGTCTGTGCAGGACCAGCATCCCGGCGCAATCAGTCTGTGCGCTCAGATCCTGCTGCCGAACGGGGAACCGTTCGTCACGCGGTTCATTCACGGTCTGTACTTCATGGGCAAGCGTCTGTGCTACTACAAGCCTGCTGAGAGGCTGGCACAGGGCGAGCTCTGGCAGAAGGACTACGCTCACAAGACCGAGAAGAACAAGGACGGCTCGCCTGTCCGTGTGCTGTACTCGGTCTACGGCGGGAAGATGTCTGGCATCTTCACGCAGAGCCTGTGCCGCGAGATGTTCTTCGAGAGCACCGTCATGCTGCGAGGCATGATGGAAGCGGCGGGCGTGAAGAACGCCGTGATCTGTGGACAGTTCCACGACGAGCTCAATGTCGACTGGTGGCCCGAGAAAGACGGGATCAGCAAGGAAGACATGATCAAGATGATGGAGACAGCCATGAGCACATGTCGGCTCAAGGATTTCCCGCTCATCGCAGAGGTCAAGAGCTCGCACCGCTACATCAAGTAACCTGCTGTGGCCGGGGATGACCAGACTCCCCGGCCACGGCTCCAACCGAAGGGATCAAGGAGTGCGATTCACACTCATCGGGGTTGACCCCGGAATCATCGACACCGGAGCGGTGTCGGTCACGATCGACTTCAGTCTCAGAGCCGTGTACGTTCACACGGCGCTGTGGACTGGTGTCAGCAGTCGAGACAAGCTCGACAAGCAGAAGATCGTCGTGAGCGACAAGTTCCTGGATGAGATTGCAGGCTTCGTCCAGAACGAGCGAGCGAACGGAGGTCCGACCTTCGTCGGCATCGAGGGCTACCGCCAGCGAGGTTACGACAAGGGCCAGGACCAGCGCATGATCGATCTGATCCAGACCATCAGCCGCACGTTGCCGAAGAGTAAGATCGTCGACAACACGGGTGTGCGGAAGACCGTGAAGCAGGGACTGCTCGAGCTCCTGCACCTGGCCAAGTTCAAGAAGGGCGGTAACCACTCCGACCTCAAGAGCGCGGCACGCGTTGCACTCGTCCTCGGTATCAAGGACGAGACCATTAACAAGCTTCTGACCGAGCTGGTCGTCGACCTGGTGGACGGAGGATCATGGTCGTTCGCGTCTACCAGGACGGTATAGCTCTCACGCCTCTGAGGCGTGAGCCTTGGATGGACGAAGGGGCTTGCATCAACAAGGATCCAGAGATCTTCTTCCCGACCAAGGTTCGTCAGACCGGCGAGGCGAAGAAGGTCTGCAGTACTTGCGACGTCAGGCTCAAGTGCCTGGCATGGATCATGGCCACTGAGCGTGACGCTGATAAGCGGTACGGGACGTACGGCGGCATGGACCCTGTGGAGCGCAAGGAGCTGTTTCAGAAGATTAAACGACTGAAGGAGAAAGACAATGGCTGATCACGAGCACAAGCTGATGGGCGAGGTCGTCGCTGCCGAGTACGGTACTGGCGGAGTCAAGCTGGTGGGCCGAGCTATCGGCTACAGCGGTGCCCCTCAGTACCTCATCGAGGATGCACTGGGCATCCGACACTTCTGGCGAGACAATCTCACCAGACGAGCAACCAACGAAGAACAGGAGAGCTACATCATGGTTGAGCGCGAGCGCAACAAGGACCAGGAGACCGTGACGGTCGACCAGATCCGTCACAACGGGAAGGTCTACGAGAGGCGGAACTGCTTCCAGAAGCCGACGCACTTCCCGCACGTCTGGCACGAGCAGTTCTGGTGCGGCGGACAGGGCCTCGACGAGACCGACCGCATCCGTCAGGGCGGACCGGACCACACCACCACGGAGGTCATCCGTGGCGAGGGCAAGAACATCATCGTCGCAGGGTCGTCGGCTGAGGAGCTGGAGGCGGAGCGCGAGCGCCTGAAGTACCTGCACATCGCGGAGGCCGCGACCGAGCCGGTCGAGGGCGACGAGACCGACGCGCTGCTGGCCAGCCGCCTCGCCGTGTACGGCGACCGCATCAACAACATGGAGCGGGTCGCTCAGATCTGGAGCGGGCTGCTCGGAGTCGAGGTCCACGACTGGCAGATTCCGCTGCTGATGAGCGCGTACAAGATGTTCCGGACGTTCCAGACGCCGGACTACTCGGACAACTCCGACGACATCTTCGGCTGGGCCAAGATGTTCCAGGAGGTCATGGAGGCGAACCACGGCGGCATCGTCAAGGCTCGCACCGTCGAGGAGTACGACCGCGAGAAGGCGATCCGCAACGCCACGACCAGCGACCAGGAGCAGTTCTACAAGGACCACACGTCCGAGGCGCTGGCCAAGCTGAAGCACGTCGGCTCGGACAACCCGGCGTTCCAGCAGTACGGGTCGCAGGACGGCCCGTGCGAGCCTGGCTGCGCGGGCGGATGCTGAGCTGGCGGGACTGCGGCAAGCGCTTCGGTATCGAGTGGAAGGACAGTCAGTCTGCAGCGTACGACCAGTGGGTAGCACTGGAGCGTAAGCGCATGCTGCTGTTCTTCCCGACCGGAGAGGGCAAGAGCAAGACGTCTCTTGCCCTGCTCCGGGCCGAGGGTTACACGACCGCAGTCGTGATCGCGCCTCCGAAGACGCATCCGGACTGGAAGGCAGACGCTGCCAAGCTGGGCATGGACGTGGTGCTGCACAGTCACGCCAAATTCAGGATGAAGGACACCAAGTACAGCAAGGCACACCCGTTCCTCGTGGACGAGTTCCATTTGCTGGGTGGACACGACGGCAACGGCTGGAAAAAGTTCAACCGCATGATGTCGTCGTTCGACAAGGCAGTGGTCATGCTGTCTGCCACGCCGAACTACAACGACGCGGAGCGGGTGTTCTGCCTGACGGCGATCGGTGACGACCTGCCAAGTCGCAACTACATGGACTGGCTGGTCGACAACTGTGAGGTCAAGGCCAACAGGTTCGCCTACTACCCGGAGGTTCTCGGGTTCAAGATGTACGACAGTGCGATCGACTTCCTGCGCAGCAGGCCGTGGGTCGCGTACATCGAGGACACGGCGGTCTGGACACCGGACACGCTGATGCTGCCGGACACGAGCAAGTACGTCCGAGAGCTCTGGTGGCTGGGACTCAACAGGCGCAAGATGAAGTTGACGGGGAGCGATATGGAGGACATCCACACGGATGTCGACCTGCGCTACATCGACGACGACGGAGTCCTGCGTCTGGAGGTCTTCAACGCCATGCTGGACAAGATGGACCAGTACCCGGACCGGGACAAGTGGTTGATCTTCTGTAACCACAAGACGGTGGCCAACGCTCTGGCGAAGGCCTTCGAGAAATGGGCCGAGGACTGGAACATCGCGCTCATCACGGGCGACAGCAAGGAGCGGGAAGTCCAGTTCATGCGGGACATCTTCGTGCTGGCACCGAAGGATGCTATCCTCATCGGTACCACAGCGCTTGCTACAGGTGTCGACGGGCTAGACAAGGTCTGCCAGTCGATGTTGATCCTCGACGATATCCGGGGCGACGACGCGTTGCGTCGCCAGCTGATCGGTCGTATCCTGCCGCGTGGCAAGGCAGACGACCGGGAGCGTATCGTCATCACTGCAACCTTCGGGGCGTAGAGCCAACGCTCTTGCCCGCAAACACACGAAAGAAGTTATAATTATGGAAACAGAAGAAGTGAAGAACGAGCTGGTTAAGCAGATCGTCGAAGGCAGCAGGGTCGAGCTCGAGCTCGTCAAGGAGAAAGTCAAGACTCTCCGAGACATCGGGGCACTTCCGGAGGCTGACCCGATGGTCGGCTACACCCAGGCCCTGGAACAGGGACCGTTCTGATCGGATACTGTGATGGGGACCTGCCACAAGCAGGATGGCAGGTCCCCAGCCCGACCAGAAGGGACTAACCAATTATGCCACGACTCCGGACCGCGCAGGAAAGAGCGGACCTAGCGGACGCTCTTGCAACAACGTTTGCGCTAGTGGAGTACGCGGGAACACTGTACATGCCAGTCCATTTCATGACGAAGGAGCCGCTGCCAGCGGCTCCCGAAGAGACTGTGTGGATTCCTCTCGAAGAGAGAAAAATTCTCGGGATGGCAAATCTCCTCAGCGGCATTTTGTTCGCTAGCGATGGAGAGGTACGATCATTCAGACTGATGCTGGGTCAACTCGCGGACCAAGTGCACAGCAGGTCGGACGGTATCCTTGTCCGTATCAAGGAAGAGAAAGTCATGCTGCTCAACAAGAAGGGTGAGCTGGAGCCGGTCACCGGCGACTTCGTACCCAACTACCTCGACGTCCCGTACGACGAGGATGAGCAGAAGCTGGCGGACGAGCTGTTCGCGACTATCAGCGAGTGGGTCGGCGGTGACGACCAGGCTCACAGCCTGCTCTACCACCTGGCCACGATCCTCCAGCCTGGCTGGAGCGCTGTCCGGTACGTTCTCCTGATCGGGTCGGGACGTAACGGGAAGTCACTGCTGCTGAAGATGCTCCACGCCCTGATCGGCGAGGACAACATCAGCGGCATCACACGTCAGCTCATGGCAGCAAGCAGCAGCACGATGAGCGACCTGAACGGGAAGCTCGCGAACATCGTACTCGATGGTCCGAAGGAGTTCATCAAGGACTCCAGCAACGAGAAGACGCTCATCGCTGGTGAGCGTCTTATCATTGAGCGGAAGTACGAGAATGCGCCGTTCAAGATTCAGACGAACGCTCTGTTCATCGAGGGTCTGCAGCAGGAGCCGAAGGTGTCGGACAAAAGTCCGGCACTGCAAAAGCGCCTGGTGCGGTACCGCTTCGACAAGGTGTTCTCGCTGGACCTGAACTTCGAGGCTGAGATGATGAAGCCCGAGAAGCTGGCCGCGATGCTGAGTCTGCTGCTGAAGCACTGGGTCAACAAGGGAGAGCTAGCCGATAAGCTGGCGC